AACTGCATCCATGCAGTTTTTTTGCTAGAAGTTTTTGCGTTGCAAAAACTTCAGCTAAAGCATTAGTAACACCGCCATCCATGGCGGCTAAAGAAAGAGGAATTATGGGTACTTCGGTTTTATTTAAGCCTACGGCTGTTCAGCGTAAAGCTTTAGCCCTTCTGAAAAGCGGGGCGAAACATATTTTGCTGTTTGGCGGTTCTCGCTCGGGTAAAACTACGGTACTTGTAATGGCGATTATTTATCGTGCTTTGCGCTTTGCAGGTTCTCGGCATTTGATTTGCCGTTACCGTGCGAAGGACGCTCGTTCATCGGTTTTGAGGGAAACGCTTATACCGTGGCTTAATTATACTGTCGGAAAAAACGGTTATAACTATTTGGCGCATGAAAGCGTTATTACCCTTTTTAACGGTTCGGAAATTTGGATTGGCGGGCTTGGGGACAGGGAGCAAGCGGACAAAATACTGGGGCATGAATATAACACAATTTATTTTAATGAGATAAGCCAATTATCTTACGCCGCTGTTACTACCGCCTATTCTCGGCTTGCTATGAGAATTAAGGGCTGCCGTAATTTATTTTATTATGACTGCAATCCGGGGTCGCCTTTGCATTGGGCTTATAAAGTTTTTGTTTTGAAACGGCAATTTTTAACTGGCGAACCTTTAGAGAAACCTGAACTTTATCAATCCATGTTATTGAACCCCGAAGATAACAGCGAAAATCTGCCGGAAGATTATATATCTGACATTCTTGACGGTCTGCCTGAAAAACAAAGGGCAAGATTTCGGGACGGCTTATGGGTAAAAGCGGAAGGGGTTATATACGACCGCTTTGACGAAACGATGATTATTAAGGCTGATGAACTTCCCGAACATTTTGACCGTTTTGCGGCGGGGCAAGATTTCGGGCTTAACATTACATTTGTTAAAATCGGTTGGCTTGGTGATGTGATATACGTTCTTTGTGATTATGGCGCTTTCAACATGACTACTCAATCTTTTAATGAGGAACTGAACGCTAGGGGGTGGTTCGATTGTACTGACGATATGGGGCTTCCTGTTTACTGCGATCCTGCCGGCGGTGAACGCATACAGGAAATAACAGGCGGGACTAAAGCAAATAATTCTGTTGACAGCGGGATTGATTATATTAACGCAAAGATTGAACGCCGTCAATTTTTTGTGTGTGATAGGTGTACAGGGGTACTTTCTGAAATATGGGATTACTGCCGTGATGAAGCGGGACAAATTATAAAAGTCAACGATCATTTTTTAGACGCTTTGCGTTATGCGATATTCAGCGACATTCAACAGGGGGTTGTGTTAGCATGAATATCTTGGGGCGGATATTTACAAACCGCAAGCGACAAAATGACGATAAAAAGTTAGTTAAAAAAAGTTTAACTGATAACAGTTTTTCCTTGACTTCCGATGATGATTTTACTAATTTTTATTTAGACCCCTTCAAAGATACTTTCCTCTGCAACGCATGGGTAAATATTGCGGTGAATATTTTAATCCGCAATGTTGCCCGTGCGGATTTCATTCTCGAAAGAGAAGGGGTTGAGTTAAAAAGCGGCTCCCTTTACTCCTTGTTCCACAAGCCTAACGATTATTTAAGCAGATATGATTTGTGGAAGGAAACCGCCGCATGGTGGCTTTTAGAGGGAGAGGCGTTTTGGTGGTTCGGCGCTGATTATTCGGGCGGGCTTCCGAAACAACTGCATATTCTCAATCCCCGAAAACTCCAACTTGAGGGAGAGGGGTTGGAATTGCAGAGTAACTTCACAGAAAAAAAACGGCGTTGGTTTTACCATGCCGGAACTGAATTAGTACCAATTTTCTCTGATGAAATTATCCATTTCAAGGACTGGAATCCGTGGAATCCTTTAAGGGGCGTTAATCCGCTTGTTTCCCTTGCGTTGGAATTAGAGCAGGATTATTTTGCGAATAAGGCTAATTCCACCCTGTTAAAAAATAACGCTATTCCGCAGGGCTTGTTAAAGACCGACCAAACTTTAAGACCAGAGGAAGCGGACGCATTAGAAAAAAGGTGGGAGAGCAAATACGGACAGGTTAAGGCGGGGCGCAAGATTGCGGTACTCGGAAAGGGTACAAGTTTTGAGGCGTTAAGTTTTAATCCTGACGTTGTAAAACTTTTTGAGTTAAAAAAATGGAACTTGTATACTATCCTCGCTAAATTCGGAATTCCCCCTCGTGTCGCTAATATCTCTGACAGGTCAACGGCGTTAAGCGGCAAAGATACCAAAGAGCAGCACTCGGCTTTTTGGCAATATACGTTAATCCCTCTGTTACGCCAATTTGAGCAAATTCTTGAAAGTCAATTTTTTATTCGCTTTAACCTGAAAGAGACAGGGCGTTTTGATCTTTGGGATATACCTGAATTACAGGAAAACGAGGACGCACAAAGTAAAAGGGATATTGCGGAAATAAATGCGGGATTAAAAACAATTAACGATGTTCTGAAAGAACGAGGCAAAGAACCGAAGCCGTGGGGCGATGTTTGGTATCGCCCTAAAAACTTTATTGCTACTGACAGCAATAAAGGGGGCGAATAATGAAAGGCGGTACTTTGCTTGTCAGCAGGGCGGTTAAACTCCATGCGGATCATAAAAAGATGCTTGAAGAGTTGGGTTTCAAAGATGTTTCTGTTACTTCTGCGGATAAAGACGGATTGAATATGTTGATTAACGAACTTAAACCTCGTCTTGTGATTGTTGGAAGCGGATTTTATAAATCGGCTACTCCTTACATGATGGCTTTGTTAAAACGGCGATTTAAGGATTTGAATATAGCGGCGGTATCAATAAACGACTATCCCGCCGATCTTGCTATGAAGTTTGTAATTAACGGCATTAATTCTTATGTGAATTATTTTGACGGCAAGGCTGAATTTTACAGGGGGTTTGATTGTATGCGTGAAGGGAAACAATTTATTTCATCATCGGTTCAGGAATGTATTGATAACAGGCTGGAGCTGCCGCCTGTGTCGAGTGAATTAACCGAAAGGCAAATAGAGGTATTGCGGCTTTTGTGCAACGGGTTTACTACGGTTGAAATTGCGGACGAACTTTTCATTTCTAAACGGACTGTGGAATATCATAAAGCCGAATTATTTAACAATTTCGGAACTCGCAACGAAAACGAACTTATCAGGGTAGCCCTTTATTTGGGCTTAATCAAAATTGATGAACTTGAATTTTATGGCGGGAATTTTACATTGCGCCTAAAAAACAGTAAGAGAACAGACAAAGGGGGATTGTATGATTTTGAGAACTAAAAGCGGAAACTTCCAAACTGGTAATGCGTCTTTATTGCTTGATTTCTTGGGAGTGAAAAAAGAGGCGGCGGGATTACAAAAGGTTTCCGCTGATGTGGAATTGATTGCGTCCGTGCCGTTTCACCTAACAGCGGACGGCGAAACTGCAAAGGGCTATCCGTGGACTTTATCAACATTTGATTTAGACCGTTTCGGGGAGCGCATTGATCCGCAGGGGTGGGATTTTAAACGGTATATGAATAATCCGATTGTGGAATGGGCGCACCGTTACGACATTCCGGCTATCGGGAAAATCGAGGGGCTGACTATTGATGATAAGGGGCTTCATGGGCTTGTGTTCTTTAATGATAAAACCTTTGACGCTTTCGGGTGGTCTATCGGGGAGAGGGTCAAGGCGGGTGTTATTCGGGCTGGCTCGGTGGGCTTTCGTGTGCTTGAAATTGAAATTCCGTCTAAAGAGGACAGTAAGGACGGAACGACTTTAATTTTCCGTAAACAGGAATTATTGGAATTCTCAATTTGTAATGTTCCGGCTAATCCTTACGCATTGGCAAAGAGCAATGAACAAACAGCAATGAGCAATGAGAAAAGCGGGATTGCGCTTGATTATTGGGGCGGTTTGTTTCACACACAGGGCAATGAGCAATGAAAATCATTGCAAAAAATAATTTATAGGAGTGAAATTATGGACGAATTACTAAAGGCTATACGAAAAAAGATAGCCGACATGAGGAAAATCGAGTTGACGGGATTTACAAACACCGCAACCGCTACGGAGTATTTTCAGGAAAAAGAGATTATTCTTGAAGATATTGTAAAAACGCTTGAAACAATAACGGTTCAGGAAACTTCCGAAGTTGAAGCGTTGAAAGAAACCGTAAAATCATTACGGCAAGAAATTAAAAGTCAAGCGACTAGCCCAAGAGAACTTTCAAGGCATGAACTGCTTTACAATCTCGGCAAGGGTATTGCGGCGGCGTGGACGGGAAATCAAAAGGTTCTCGCTGATTTGGCGTTCTCGCCTAATCTTAAATCGGATAACTGGACTAACCCTAAAGACGTTTCATGGGGCGAAAAAGGTTTTGTTATCAAGGCGGCGGGCAACGGAACGTTGCTTGGCGAACCTATGGGGAATATGTCGCCTAACAACGAACAGTTTTTGATTAACCCGATTTATGAAAC